CCATTCCTGGGATGCCAAGTTTCACATTTTCCCCTTTAATGCCTGCTGCCTTTGATATATCATCCGGTATGCTATAGGCATTCTTAAAGCTCCATTTCAGCAATTCTGCAATGCAGCCTTTCAGTGTCTTTCCTTTCTTACGGACGCATCTGGCTACCTCTTCTTTCTCAATGCACTGCATTTTTATATATTCTACCCAGTCAACCATGATTTCCTTTGGCTGAAGATCTGCACTCTCTACCTTCAGCTTTCCAAGTGCTGCGGTGCTAACCGTTGCCAGTTCTTCCATTTCGCCTGCTGCATAATCCTCTGCATCTTCCTTATCCAGTCCATTTTCTTCTGCAAGCACAATGAGAGATTCTACGTCTCCCGCTTCTTTCAAGCCTGCTGCCGCTTTGTTCAATTCCTCCACTGAGTTTAATTCGCCAAATTTTTCAAACATAATACTTACTTTCCTCCTTCTGCATTTTCTCGGCACATAGAATATGTGCGATTTTAAAAAAAATAAAATTCAAATTATTCAGCTACACAATTTTCATTATGAGCATTGCAATACACAGTCCCAGTAAAACCCCTATAAAGAAGCCATCTATGCTTATGTTTATTTCTATTCTCCTATCAGTCATTTTTTCCACCGCCTCTCACAATCTCAATTGCATCTTCCAATGTTATGATTTCATACGATTTAGGCCATCCTACAGGTCTTGACAGCGTGCTTCTATCCTCTAACTGTTTCACAACCTTATCCGGGTCATAGGCAGTTGGAATTCTGTCTATACCCTCAAGAGCTATAATTATAATTTTCCAAACGTTTTCGTCTCGTTCCTCTTGCGTATTCTCAAATCCCAATATACTAATCAATTCATTCGCATCAATCAATCGCATTTACACCGCCACCTTTCACGATTTCGATTGCTTTACTAATAAGGCATACCGTGCAGTCCGATGCTCTACACTCTTCTCCAAAACAATCTTGGTTCACTGGTGATGTCATTATTTTTTCAACTTCTTCCAACTGCTTCACAACCTTTTCCGAGTCGTAGGCGGTCGGCTCATCATTAACATAATCAACCATCATATCTAAATCTGATGTATTTCTTTGTGATTTCTTCCGCAACTCTATCACAGAGTTGAGAATAAACAGCAAATGATCCGCATCAATCAATCTTCCCATCGTTCACTCTCCTGTTCCACGCAGTTATTGAATCTTTTATATCAAAGTTTATCTCTGTACGATTCTTACAGCATTTGCATTTGACAAAATATGCTTTTACATCTCTAAATAATCTCTTAACTTCAAACGTTTCTATCTCTGCCATGTTTCCACAAAACGGACACGGCTTAAGCTCTTCTTTTACTTCTTCCATTGTCTTCACGCTCCTTCCTACACAGCAATCCCAGCACTCATCCGGAGTCATCCCTGAATCTTCATAATCCTTCAGTTTTGCCAATGCTCCATATATCTTCTCTTGTACCTGCTGTGTTATCGTCTCGCCCACATGGAGCTGATTCCATTTAACACCTTTCAAAGCCCAGTTGCCTTGTTCATCCTTAATTGTCAGTCTTGCCATCACTTTCTCCTTTCCCCGGAGCATGGTGTATATGTGTGGTCTTTGTACCTCTTCCAAAAACGCTCCGCATTCTGTGTTTATGCGGTTTCCATGCTCCGGCTGTGACAGATTTCTAAGTTCCTTCGTGTATATGTAAGTAATTTGGGGAGGTCTAAACTTCTGCCGCCCTCTGGACGGTTGTTTTGCGGTTTATTTTAATGTTTCCTTTTGCGGTCTCGCTGACCATCATCTTGAGTTCACCGGTTACCTCGACAGTTACCTTTTCTGCTATTCCATCTACCACATAGCCTGCTGCCTGATGAAGCATCTGCATCCTTGCATCTGTAAGCTCCGGTTTATTTCCTGATCCGAAAAGCTCTTCAATTCTGAAATCTGCCTTTTCTTTCCGGTACAACCTTGATATATAATTCTGTGCTTCATAACAATTGCACTGTTCTGTGGCCAGTTCGTTCAATTCATCCTCGTTGAATTCCTCCAGTGCCTCTACGAGCTTTATCTGACCGCAAAATCTGCAGGCTCCATTTTTTTCTACAGCCCTGTCCTTATTTTCTTTCACTAATTTTTTCAGCATCTTCATACTCCTCTCTTATATACCAACTTCTCCCGGTTCCAATCCGGGTACTGCTCTTTCAGGTAACATTCTGCAAAATCAAGCATTTCAGCTCTTAATCCCTTGTTGCCATTGTCCAGCAACTGGTGGTGGCTCCGGCAGGCGGTGACACCGTTCTGCTCCACTCCGAGTCCACCCTGGCTCCGGTTCACCACATGGGCGATATCCCGGATATGTGCCCCGAAGTCCTTCTTTGCAAGTGGCCATCTGCCACTGGCACAGAATATACAGGTGTCTCCGTCTCTGCTGATGATTCTTGCGATTGTGCCCTTATCGAAGGTGCACGCTTTTGTTCTTCTGCTCTTGCTCATAACGTTTCATTCTCCTATCCTGCCAATTAGAGTACTTGGTGTGCTCTGCGTAGCAAATATTTATATTGTGTGGCGCAAGCAGCTCTGCCGCCCGCTGCCATAAAACACTGTGTTTCACCGGCTCTCCGTTCTGCTTCCTGAAGTCTGCCGCTATCCAGTCGTCTAAGAACCGGTTCACACCGGATTCCAGATATTTACTGTCTGTGAATATCTCAAGGTCAGACGCTCTTCTCATATGCTCCATGGCTTTTATCAGCCCAAGCAAGGCTATCTGATTTGCTGTGCCGGTGTCTTTCCCGGTCTCTTCCAGTGTCTTCTCTCCTTCACTGGTATCTGCTTCCAGGATGCCACAGTAACACCCTTCCGCTTTCCGGAGTCCATGGTATGAAGTTCTTAAATAAATCCTTGCTTCCATCTTCAAATTCTCCTATCCAGTTTCTCCTCGGTATATCTCATGTAGGAATACCCGGTATACCGGTTTGTGCCGCTCCGGATGCTCTCCGGGACGATATAATATCCCGGTGTCGGTTTTGGTCCATAAAGCAGCATTTTTCTCATAGTCCACCGCCGGTATCTCTTTCTCTCCTGTTTTGGTCGAATCAGATTCCGGCTGGTGGAATAGCTGTACTCCTCTTTGGTCAGCTTCCGGGGGAGACCTTTCTTCTTTCTCTCTTCCTCATCCGGCACCTTCGCCATATACTGGGCGAGCTGTTCATAGCCGCCCTCTTCATAGAGGTTTGAAAAGAATACTCTTCCATGCGGCCAGCACTCCTTTATCATGATGTCTGCATCTGCTCCTCTGATACGGTTCAGTATCAGATGGATATGTATGCCGCCCCTCGAACCTATCTCAATTGTCCTCATCCACTTCATCTCTGCTTCATGCCTCTTATATCTCCTCTGCAGTTTCCTGGAGAAGATATTTAAATCCTCTTTCACTCCCTGCATATCCTTCCGCTCTCCTTTCCGGTACGTCATGGTGAGCCAGAAGTCGTTTTCCACAAAGTTTGCCTTTATGGTCCTTCGTATTCTGTTTTTCTTATTAATCTGATTCTGCAATTCTATCTGCCAGGGGGAAGGTCTCTCTCTCGGTGCCCTCTTCTCTCCCTTGGCTCCATAATCCCCCGCCCATTTAAACTCATACTCGATGGAGTGAGGGAAGCTGTAAATGTCTACACAATATGCCATAGTGATGTCCTTAACTTTAATATACTTAATCGAGTGGCGAAAACAGGTTAAAAGCCCCTGTTTTCTTGCTTTTTTCCGGCTTTTATGGTATATTGTCTATGAGGGATGTTTGCAATTCGCCAAATTACTTACAACCCACCTGAGGACGTGCGCCACACGTTCTCTTTTTTTGTCTATCCGGCAGCATCTACCACCTGAATATAAACATAGTCTCCGTACTGTTCTATCCATCTGTAACAGCCCTCCAGTGTATCTCTGTATACATCAATGCTTGTCCCGTTCCGGATTGTCTCGCCCTGTCCGTCTCCGTCCAGGTCAATCCCATCCCCGGTATCTGTGAAGTCGAAGTATCCGATAAAGTCACCAATTCCGCCATCTTCTGTGACTGAATACATGATGATTGCCTTTCCCAGCCATTCTTCCTTACCGGCTACGGACAATCCCTCTACCGGCCAGCTACCATTCCGGCACTGATTGCCAGTCCATGTGTAGCAGGTGCACCGGATGAGGAACGGTTCACCGAGCGGATTCTCCTGCTCCTGCGGTTGCACCGGTGCAACTTCCATCTCTCCGACTGCGTTCATGGTCTTTGCGGTGAAGCTATTCACTTCTCCAGATACTTCCTGTGGTGATGTCATCCATATGGTGAATATGAATACTGCTACCGCTATTGCCATTAATGTGATTACTCTGATTCTGTAGCGCATCTTTTCTTTCTCCTTATCTCCTCACTCATTTCCCTTGTGGCTTTTATTGCTTCTCTCAATGCCGACTCCATCAGGTGGTCAGCGCTAACATCCTGCTTCTGGATCTCTTCTTCCGACATCTCAGATTTAATCATGTACCAGATGCATTCCCTCCGATACTGGCTTATCAGTTCATTGCGTCTGTCCGTAATCTCCTTGTCCTTTTTCTTCTTCTCTTTCCATTTTCTGAAAAACATATCGTTTTCTTCTCCTTTCTCTTTCTCGCTTCTGGAAGCCCTCGCCAAATATAAAAGTCTCTGCTGATACAATCTCACTGCTCTCTCTCCGGTATCTGGTGCTGTACCAGTAAGCTCCGGCGGAATCCTTATAATAATCTGTGATTCTTCCGTTTTCCTTTTCTGTTGAGCCGATATATTCAATGCTCCGGTTCTCAGCTTCCCAGCCTTCTCTACATTCCAGGCTATATGCTCTCTGATATGCCTTTGTCAGTTCACTTTTCTGAATTTCTATGTACCGGCTTTCCACTCAGCCTCCCCCTCTCTTCTTTCCATTTCTGAAAAGCCTTTTCATGCTCCGGGTCGGCGAAATAGCTCTGCAGCTCTTCCAGGGTAGCTCTCGCTATGGTATTCAGTTTTATCTCGTCCATCCCGGCTCCTTTCTGCTTGTTATTTTGGCTTCGTAATCCTATAATTGAGGTATCAGCTCGTTTATGCTGAAATACATCTGAAAGGATTTGATACTATGCCAAAAATCGACTTAACAATCTCTATCACCGTAATCGTTGCAATTGCTGCAATCATTTCTCCCGTTCTTACAACTCTTCTTAATAATCATCATCAGCTCCAGCTCAAAAGACTTGAGCTGCGGCAGGAAGAATACAACCGCACGATTCTTTACAAGCGTGAAATCTTTGAGAACTTCCTAAAGGGGTTAAGCCAGATTTCTCAAAATGTAACAAGGGAATCTCTTGATCTGTACTCCGAATACTATCCTCTAGCCTATATGTATCTTCCCCCTGACCTTCAGAAAAAACTCTCCGAGCTCAATCCTATCGTGCGCAAACGTGATGTGGACAAGCTCATTCCCTACGTCGATTTTCTCAGTGTTGAGATACGTAAAGTGCTACAAGCGCTGTAAGTAGGATTAATACAACCAGGACATATATTGCGTAAGCAATCCATCCTCCTGGTTGTATTTTTTTCATCAGAAAAATACATCCTATTCCGATTACCCATGCAATAATTACTGCTATCATCTTTTCTCCTTTCTTACGCTACTGGAAGCTCTTCCTTTTTCTTTTCTGCTGCGTCTTCCTTTTCTTCTACTCTTCCGAGAAGATAACCCAGTTCATAAGTTGACATTTTTGGAAGTGCTTCAATAAGTTTTTTCACAACCTCTTTTTTCTCTTTCATCATGTCTGTCATCTCCTTTCTTTGAAAATTACTGCAGCAGTGTCATTATTAATGATGCAATGCCTGCTGCCATTCCAATTACTGCCAGTATTACTTCTGCTTTATTTTCCTTAAAGAATCCTTTCATCTTTTCTCCTTTCATCATGTGATTATGTTGCTATTATATGTGCTATCTTTGCAATTGTCAAGCATTTTTGTGACTATGTTGCATTTTCTTATTGACGTGGCGCAATTATGTTTGTATAATTAGTACACGAAAGGGGGACAAAACATTGAGAGAACGAATTAAATCCTTGCGCAAAGCTCTTGGCTTAACTCAACAGGAGTTTGCAGATAAACTCGGCGTGAAGCGTGGTGGAATTGCCAATTATGAAATTGGTAGAAATGAACCTGCAGATTCTGTTATTTCATTGATTTGCCGTGAATTTGACGTAAATGAAGAATGGCTTCGTTCCGGAAGCGGTGAGATGTTCATTGAAAAGACCGAAGACGAAGAGATTTCTGAAATGCTCGCAGACATTCAGCTTTCCGGCAGTGGCTCTTTTAAGCACCGTCTTGCTGTGGCCCTTGCCAGACTGGATGATGACGGTTGGAAATGGCTGGAAGAATTTGTAAACTCAATAGCCAATCAGTCAGACAATCAGGTTTAATTTCGTCATTTTGGTATAAATGACGAAATCAGAAAAAGAAAGAACCGAGGACAG